GGGGCCAATCCCTTTACATTTGTTTACAATTCATGTCTAAATTATTTTAATATTTCGACATACTTTTTAATAAAAACATGATACATGTATTACATGAATAAAAGAAAAGAGGTAATAATGGTAATAAACTTATCAAAAAGAAGTATTCAACTACTTCATGACTTAGTAAAAAATGAAATAGGGCATGTTCAAAAAGATAAAGACTACGGCCATGAAAGATATATTCGATATTTAAAGAACTTAAAAAGTAAATTAAATGTAGAATATTATCACTCAAGACTAGAACAACTTGACAAACAAATAGATGAGAAAAGAGGCTAATATGCTACACGGAAGAAGCACTAACTTACTAGGATATGACGTTCAAATAGTGGAATTATTTGAAGAAGGTAATCCAAAGCCTACAAGAGTTAGAATGACGGCAGAAAATGATAAAAATTGGGTAATAAAATATTATGATATTAATACTAATTTTTATGAATATATGAACGAGTTATTGCCTAAGTTTAAAAAGGCAATTATAGATATGGAGAGGGAACTAAATGTTTAATACTAATATTGTAAGAAAATGGAACTATGGGAATTATTCAAATGACAATTACGGCTCACATAGTATGGCTTTTACTGATAATTTTAGTAATAGCTATTATTTTAGTTATGATACCCTAATTGCCTTTTATGATGATGAGGGCCTATGTATTAGAGAAAATATATGGGGACCAACCACAGGAAAGCATTTGAATTGGATTAATAAAGATAAATATATAAGGGTTGATTCAAAGACGTTTGAAGCTAGGCTACAAAAATTGAGAGATAAATACACAAATGAAAATACTTAGGATATGTAGACAAGGTGGAGACGAGTATATTTATGATAACAAGGAACATCTAAGACAATCATTAATTGATTTACATGAAGATGATGTCTTACAAGATGATGAGTATACACCTACAATGCTAAAGAGACATAAAGAAAGCACGTTAGACGAATTGTGCAGTATGTTTGATTGGTCTTATAAAGAAATAACAGAAGAAGAAGCTAGAAAGGTAAACAATGGATAAAAATATTGATTGGATTGGTTATCATGTAGATGATGATGGTCATTCTTGGGATAAATGGTATTGCAACGATTGTAATACTAACATTGATGACAAAAAAGAAGAAATGGAACTACACGACTGTAAAAAGGATTATCAAAAAGTATTATCAAAAACATCTAAGGAATATATAAAAGATAGGAATATAAGATGAAAAAAGAAATAAAAGAATATTTAATTATATTTGCGTTTTTATCTGTGCCAATATCATACACATTGTTAATATTTGTTTATATGAAGTTTTATCAATGAATGATTTTAAATTTAATATATTAATGGCTTGTATGATTATTATCACGTTCATTTATACATTAATCACAGTTTAAAGCACATAATAAACATTTATGGGGCTATCTCTTCGGGGGTAGCCCTTTTTTTATGGTGTGTCCACTTTTTCTTTATCGAAAATTTGACAATTAATAATTAAATAATATTATTTTTTTATGTTTAACATTAAAAACAAATCTAGCAGACAAAGAGAGTTATTATTCATTGATGAACATCAGAATAATTTAAACTCTTTGGAAGCTAGTGTAGTTAGTAGCCAATCGGTAAAAGCTATAAATATTGTGTATGAAACCTCAAATTATTCAATGTTTGCAAAAGTAGACGGGAACAGAATAATTGACAAGACTGCCACAGATATTAGCAGAATAAGAAAAATTGCTGAATCAATAAAAGAAATAGGGCAGTTTGCTCCAATCGTGGTTGAATGGGATAGTCAAATAAATAAATTTGTTATCTTAGACGGGCAAACTAGATTTGAGGCTCAAATTAGTGAGCAGAGTTCAATAAAATTTTTTATTGTTGATTATATTGGTGATGATTCTGTTAGAATAGACAGTATAAGAAGTGTTAATAAACATCAAAAAAATTGGATTCCAAAAGATACAGGACATTCATTTTCTAGATGTAATAAACACGGAAACCAGTTGGCTTACATAAAATATAAAGAATTTTTAGATATGGGATTATCTCATTCTGTGATTCTTAGAATGGTGTCTGAATTTGGTGATGAAAAATCAGTGAAGAATAAATTTTATGAAGGATTGCTACCTCTAAATGATGCAGTCTATGATAAGATAAAATCACTTTTAAAGATGTTTGAAAACTCTGCTATGCCTACGAAGGTTTGGAATAAAGAATATTTTTGGAGAGCATGGTTTAGTATTAGAAAAGCAAATGTTGGTTTTAGTGCTTATAGATTCTTTCAACAGTATAAAAAATATTCAAATCTGTTTGGTGATAATTATTATGAGACTGATAATTTAAATGCAATTATTAGAGTGTATAATCATAATTCAAAGTCTAAGAAAGCTAGATTAAATTACAATGAAATCTGCTTCAAATTATCCGATAAATAATATATAAAAGTTAGGGGGGATTACCCTTTGGTTCATCATGGTTTCTGTAATCCCCCTTATTCCCTTGAAATACTTCCCAAATAATATACAATAGATTTAATGATTAATTTGTTTTGTAGGAAATTGCAAAGTAGCTTGTTCAATCTGATTAAATTTCTTCCTCCTTTAGTGGTAGTTTCTGAGTTGGTCAAATTAATTAATTTAGGTAGTGGGGGATATCTTCTTCCTCCTTTTCTTTTATTCATAACTCCCCCATTACCAAAAATTTGACAATCTAACAATTTTCCCCTAATATAATTTTATTAAACAATCTAACATATGTTAGAAGAAAGAGGTAAAAATGGCAAAGACCATAGAAATAGAGGCAGAACAGGAAAACAAAGTAGACGAAAAACTGTTAAGCCTCATAGAAAATAACATAGTTGAAATTAGAAATAGTGAGAATAGTAATACCACTATTAAACTAATTGATTATGTATCTAAAAATGTATTTCCTACATTTAAAAATAAGGATAAAGAAAAAGAGATAAGAGATGTTAGAAAATATCTTTTAGCTGTCTATCCTTTTGATGATTCAATCGGGGTATCTAGAGGTGCCTATGACATGATGAATCAAAGAGTATCTAAAGGTGGTCAATTAGTATTTAAGAAAAAGATTACTATTAATCAAGATAAACTTTTAGATAAAAAAGGTGATAGAATTGTCATCTCTAAAATAGATGATTTACATAATAAGTTCATTGATAAGAAACAACCTAAAGCAATAGAGGTTGTTGATGAACCAATTAGTATGCCTCAAAATGATGAGGAGTATTTATCTGATTCAATTGAAAACTTTGATGAAGTTACAGAATCATATCAAAGAGCAGATGTTATAATTCAGTCTTTTCAAGTGCTACTAAACTTGAATGATTCTGATTTGTCTGATATCTTAAATGAACATGATTTACAAACATTCGTTAAAGATAATCATAAACCCCTCAAACATATCTTTGATAGGGTGTTGGAATCAGGAAAGCAACAAAGCAAAGTTGCTTAATTAATTATGGCTCGGGTAGTGCCAAGCAGTGAGATTCTGTCAAAACTACCCACTACGAAAGGATATATAATGAATCTTAAAGAGCGTATTCAAAACAAGGAAAAAGCAATAGAAATTACCAAACACCAATTAAAAATATTGAAACAAATGGAAAAAATTACAGAATCAATATTTGAACTTCAAGAACTTGTTATTGATTATGAAGAGTGGGGATATGATGTAAACAACATAAAACCATTTTTAGAAAATTATCCCTTTAAACATAGTTTACATGATTATACACCCGACAACAAATGGGGGGATAAGGAAACAAACAATGTTAGAAGTTCCAAAGACTAAATTAAAGATTGCAGTTTACAGACTACGAGATGTTGAAAAGATTCTTAATGGATATGGTAAAAGAAACACAAGTAAGTGGCGAATGAAAGAAGCTGAAATAATTGTTAGACAAGTTAGTCAAGATTTATTACATATAATAGAAGGAACAGATTTAAAAAATGTCGAAGAAGAAATTGACAGACTCCAACGAAGCCTTACAGCTTGAAAAAAGAATCCAAGAATTAATAGACCAAGGGTTTATAGAAAGAGTTAAGTCTAACGGCTCTGCCTATTTTGTCATCACAGAAAAGGGTTTAGACCTTTATGATAAGTTATCCAAGTCCACAATTATTTTTACTGCAGATTTTGATGTGGATGAACCCACAAAACATTAATCCCAACATACAAACACACACGGAGGTTTTTAAAACCCCCTGTATGCCTCTTAAAATAGGTCAAAAAACCTTGATTATGCTACGTTTTTAAGTTTCTCAGCTTTGAGTTGTTCTTTAGCCCACTGCCAATCATTTGGCCTGTATTCGACTTCAACATATCGTCTGATACCATTTTCATCAATACTATTCCTATCAAACATATTAATAAAAAAGTTGATAGACTTTTTAGTAATCCCAAACACATTCATAATTTCACCTCCTCTTTAATTATAAATCAATATCTCTTACATAAAATACAAGGCTTAGATTCTTGCTAATTTGACAACTCAGATATTATGTTCTAACATAGGTTAGATAAAGAAAGGACTGAATAATGATTAAAAATAAAAAAGAAACTAAAAAAAGTTGGGCTGAAGAACATTTAATAATTGAATGTGAAGGTCTTAGTAAGAAACAAAAGGATGAACTTAGAGATAGAATCATGGAAAGGGTGGCTAATAAATTTGATAAGAAAGGAAAAGTTAATGGGACAAGTTAAACAACATCTACAACAAGAGTGTGAAGACTTTATGCATGAAGTTGAAGAATCAATTAAGAAAGGTGAACTTACACATACAGAGGCTTTTGCTTATGTGTGGGAGAATCCAAAACATAAAGAGTTATCATGGGATTTATGTGGATTTAATACAGAATATTGGTCAACATTAAAAACTGATATTATATCATGGATAGAAAGTGTTGAGGTGAGTAGCAATGGGTGATACTAGTAATATGAGTGAGGAGTTTCACGATTGGTTAGAACAATGCCCTTGTCGTTGGGTTAAAAAATATGGTGAGCCTATTTATACTTTTATTGAAGAAGATGAAGAAAATGAAACAGAGGTAAAAGAATGAAGTATTTAGTAACAGTAAAAATATCTTATACTAAAAGTTATGTTGTAGAGGCAGGGACAGAAAAGGAAGCAGGAGAAAAGTATTTACTAGATGGATTAACATCTACTTTATATGAGAGTGAAATAGATAGACAAGTTTTAAATGTAGAGGAAGTAAAAAATAAAGAAGATGATGTTAGAACATAAAACTATTTTAATAATTTCATTTATAATAATACTATTTGTATTTTTTTATGTTTTATTTACTGCTGAAAAGAAAGATGATGATAAGGATTCTGGCTCTTGGTAATAGAAGGGTGGGGAGGGGAATTAGATGTTAACACATATATTGGATTTGTCAAATGAATTATAAATATCAATTAGAAATAGTAAAAGAATTAGTTAATCAAGGTAGGCAGGACTGTCCCTTTTGTATGAACAGAGGAACATTTAATGTTACAGATAAAGACGGAGTGTTGTTGTGGCATTGTTTTCATGCTAGTTGTGATGCAGAAGGGGGCAGTGGTAGCAAAGTATCAAAAGAAGATATAGAAAATTTTATGTCCCAAGAAAAACAATTACATAATCATAAATTTATTATGCCTAAAAGTTTTGTTAATTATGTTGTGCATCCTAAATCTAGAGCATACCTAGACACTTATGGAATCACTAATACAAATGCTAGAGTTATGTATGATGTATCACAAGAAAGAGTTGTATTTTTAGTAGAGAATCAAGGTGAGGTTGTATCTGCTTGTGGCCGTGCATATGGTCATCACAAACCTAAGTGGTTTAAGTATAGTAAATCAGATGTTCCTTTTATTACAGGAAACAATACAGAAATAGCAATCATAGTAGAAGATTGTGTGAGTGCTTGTGCAGTGGAGGTTAAGTGTGGATTTACAGGCATAGCATTAATGGGAACTAGCTTACAAGAAAGTTTTATAGAGTATATAACAAACAGTGCTAGTAATATTGTTATATGCCTAGATAGGGACGCAACTGATAAATGTTTTAGTATTAAAAAAGAATTAGAAACCAAAGTAAATAGTTATATATGGATGTTAGATGAAGATTTAAAATACTTTGAAGATTCTAAAATGAAAGAATGGAAAGGAAAAATATGCAAGATGATTTCATAATTGTATGTGCAGTTGCTTTTATAGTAATTGCATTTATTAGCTACATATTTGTTTTTGGAGGTTTATAATGAGCAAACGAGGAGGCCGAGTAAGAAAGGATAGCTATCAAGGTTTTGACGCTAGAGATTTTGTATCTATCAAAAAGTATGATACAAATAACTTAATGTATTTAGATGTGCCAAAGTATGTTAAAGAAACTTTTAAAAGTAAATTTAATAAATACAAAACAGAAAACTTTGACACATATAATTCTGCAATAGTAATTAAAAGACAGATAGAAAAACAATTTATAATATTAGAAAGGAAAAGAATAGATGAGTTCTTTAGAAAACACGAAAGACGCTACAAATAAATTTTTTAATAAAGTAGAGGGGGAATATATACTAGACTTGCAAGGTGTAGAAACATACTGCAAAGTTAGTTCTGATAGGTATGATGAGATATATAATAAACCTACAATATCATATCACCTAAGTTTTGAGAATATTAAATTAAAAGATTTGGGAGATAATGACAATCACACATACGAGCCTATGAAAATTTGTCCGACTAGTGGGGTAAAAATGGTTAACTTTCAGAGACTTCCTGAATATACATTGCCTATTAGTAAAACAGGCTATAAGTCTCATTTTTCAGGGTTTATAGATATGGAAAGCATAAAACACAAAAATACAGATGATATAGTTGTAGAAATTTCTAAGTGGATAATGATAGACGCAGGACACAATAGAAAAAAATATTTTTGCACGAAAAGATTTGCAGATGTTCCTATTGTTAGTATAATAAAAAAAATATGAGATTTGCTTTTATTATTATTATTATATTATTGGGTGGTTGCACTAAAAGTTTTAAGAAAAACTACGAATCAAAAGATGAAATAGTTATTGAGGAACTAGAGCCAATTACAAGACTAGATGAAGTGAAGGCAGAAATGCAAGAAAGGTTAGCAGAAATTAAAGATGAATAGATACTATATACAAAGAATAAGTTCAGAAACTTGTGAAGACATTATACAAAAGTACGACTCTAAAAGTAAGGAGGATATTATAATAGTTAGAATGTATGATGAGCCTTTTGATTTAACAGTTAAACATAGAGTTGCTATGAGTAGTGAGGAGTTTTCAAATTTTAAAAAACTTGTAAATGGAAGTGGTGAGTTCAAAGACATACTTGAAATAATTGTTAGAAAAAAAGAAGCCGAACAATTAGATAAAATATCTGAAGAAAATAATCAGTAATCTAACATATGTTAGAAAAGAGGGAGGCAGTCTTGCCTGAGACCAATGGTAATGTTCGTAAATATTTATTAAAGTCTTTACTTAAAAAAAAATTCTACGATAAATTTCAAAAATATAATCTAGGTGATGTGTATAATCACAACATCTATAAGTGTATAGATTCAATCTACAAACACGATAAAGATTTAGATTCTATATCTACAGAATACTTAGCTGATTTTTATGACAAACAATATGGTTCTCGTATGGGATTCAATCAGCTTAGTGGGGATAAAAATATTATATTTGGTTTAGATAAAGTAAAAGAACCAAACGAAAAAACTGTAGATTATATTTTAAATCTTACTCACAAACAAAAGAAAGCTGAAGAACTTACCAAGAAAAGTTTTGCCCTCGTCAATAACCCTGATAAATATGACTTTTCTGAAATAAAAACCTTTGTTCAAAATATTGGTGGAGTGCAAAAAGAGTATGAAAGCAAAATGGATAGGATTAATCTTGACCCATTAGAACTGATAGAGAATGAGGAAAAGTATGGCAATGTAAAATTTAATATAAAAAGATTACAAGATGCTACACACGGAGTTGGTGGGGGTAATTTTGTAGTTGTGTTTGCTAGGCCCGAAGCAGGTAAATCAGCTTTTTGGATTAGTTTAGTTGCAAACAAAAATGGTTTTGCACAACAAGGAAAAAAGTGTCATGCGTTTATAAATGAAGAACCTGCCAAAAAAATATATACAAGATTAATTTGTTGTTGGACAGGAATAGTAAGAGATTTAGTCAAAGAAAGAATTGAAGAAGTGCGAAAAGAATGGAAGGAAGTAAAAGATAATATTTTTATTTATGATTCTGTGGATGTTAGCATGGATGATTTAAATAATTATTGTGAAGAGAATGAAGTAGATATAATTATTATTGACCAATTAGATAAAATAAATATTCGTGGCAACTACAACGCCCAACACGAAAAATTAAAAGAGATATATAAACAAGCTAGAGAGTTAGCTAAAAGAAATAATGTATTAGTGATAGGCATAAGTCAAGCAGGGGCAGAAGCACACAATCAACAAAGAATAGATTTTAATTGGTTAGATAATTCTAAAACAGGAAAAGCAGGTGAAGCCGATTTAATTATTGGTATTGGTAAGCCTAGAGATTCTGATAAAGATTATGATAGGTGGCTATACTTATCCAAAAATAAATTAACTGGTGAGCATGTAGATATTGAGTGTTCATTAAATCACACACTATCGAGGTACGAATGATAACAACACTAGACGTAGAAACTACATACCAAGAAGGAGACCCAAGTCCCTATAATGACAAAAATAAATTAGTATCAGTGGGTATTAATAAAGAATATTATTTTTTTAATCACAAAGATAATCCCAACGGGCATGATAACTTCGATAAGATACAAAATATTTTAGATGAATCTACTTTAGTTATTGGACATAATTTAAAGTTTGATTTGAGTTGGATGTATTGGGAGGGGTGGAAATACAATGGTGATATTTACGATACAATGCTTGGAGAATACATAATTAGAAGAGGCCAAAAGGTAGATGAACATAATAAGCTAATATCTTTATCACTTAAAGAATCATGTAAGAGAAGAGGATTAGGGGTTAAATCAGATATATTTAAAGCATACACAGATGACGGATTTGGTATTGATGAAATACCTATGGAAAAATTAGAAGAGTATGGTCGAGTAGATGTTGATATAACTTACAAACTATATCAATCTCAAATACAAGATTATCAAAGACCTCACAATAAAAAATTAATACCTACTAGAAATATGATGAATGAATTTTTAAGAGTTATTATTGATATGGAAATGAATGGTAATTGTATTAACGTAGATAATTTAGCAGATATAGAAAAACATTTAATAGCAGAACACTATAAACTTAAAAAAGAAATATCTAAAACTATAGAAGAAGTCATGGGAGATACAAAAATAAATATATCTTCAGGGGAAGATTTATCAAAAGTTATCTATTCAAGAACTGTGCATGAGAAAGATATATGGGCTAAACTTTTTAATATTGGAACAGATAAATATTCTGGTAGAGCAAAGAAAAGACCTTACATGACAGACCCACAATTTAGGGGAATACTAGATAAGTATACTGATAGAGTTTATAAAACTATTGCGAGAG